TGGAGTAATAAAAGTTCCTGATGAATTATTTGTATCTACATCAATTTCATGAATTGGTCCAGCTTCAGTGAAAACTTCAGTTACATTTTTTATATAAATTGATGCTGCTTGTACATTTGAGTCCGTTGGATCGCTTTCTTGATATAGAAGACCACCAACAAGTTCTTCTGGGTTGCCAATAACAGCCGATGCCCTAATTACCTCTCTAGTGTCAAAAAACGCATCAGATGGTTTAAAAATTCTATCTCTTGGATATGTTACTTCCGATTCAACTCCATAGATAGATCTCATCAAAAACTGAAAAGATCTTGCTGTTCCTTTTGCAGAGTAAAAATCTTTAATTCTTTTGATTACTGTGCTTTCTTTAACACCAGAAAACAGATTTTTTGGATAATTTGATAAAAATTGATCTTTAAATCTAACAAGAAGAAATAGAGGCAGAATATTGTTTAGGTTTACTACTGTAGTCCCCAACGCATGAGTTGAAGCTTCAGTTTCTGAGAATACAAACTCTTTAAGTAATCCAACTTTTTCTACAGCATCAAATCCTCTAGAGCACTGTAAGAATTGTGTTTGATTTTTTGATTGATAATAAATGATTTCATCATCAATTAGTAGTAACCCCTCATCTGGAAAATCTAAGGTACTAGTAACATCAATTTCCGTTCCAGTTAAAGATACTGTAGAAATCAACTCAGTATCTACAACTAGATCATCAAGTAAATTAATATTGTAATATTGATCAATATTTTGAACTACATCAAAGGAATAACCTTTAAGTTCTTGTGACTTATAGTATTTTTTTACAAAAGTAACAAAGTCAGAATAATCCTCTAGGATAAAACCTGGAGTCTGATCCTCAATTCTATTAGATATTTGAGAAATTAATTCTGATCTAAGTTCAGAATCAACAGGGGTCGCCGTTACAGTCGTAGACGGCGTTGTAAACTGACTAGACTTCCAAGATGACTTTGAGGTTGTTGACATTCGCGTTAACTATAGCTTGATTCGGGAATTACACCTGTTCCTGCTGGATTATCTCCACTGCTGATAACGTCTTCTAAAACGTTAACAACTAAATTATCCATACCGATGGTTAAATAAGTTTCTCTTAGCGAGATCAAATCATTTGATTCTGGCACAACAGAAAGTTGTACAATATTACTAGTATTTAACGCACTTGTGACAATGATATCGTTGATTACAATTTCTCCCTTCATGTAATCTACGGTTCCCCAGTTTCCACCGACATAACTAAAGGATCCATCATCTTGAATGAAGAATAGTCTCAATAATCCAAGACCATCATCATTTAGATAGTAAACAATATCTCCACCATCAGCAATTTTAAATCCAGAGCTCATGACAGATGGTGTATCCAATTGTGCATTAATTCTATTACCATAGCACACCTTATAGTTAACTCTAGAGTTGAGAGTAACAGGAACATTCTTTCTCATTTTCACTCTAGTGATATTTGATGTGATGGCAGGTTCAGAATCATCAATAATTTTTACCAACTTAGAGTATTTGAACTTTCCACCAAAGTTATTGAAATCCGAGTTTGAATTCAATGCATTGAGGTTTGCATATACAATACTTTTAATGTCATCCTGACTTCTTCTGGTTGCGTTAGGATTGAAGTAAACATATGAGTTTAAATCAATGTATAGAACCGATGGGTCAATAATCTTTGGTTCAATAGCAGCTACGGTATATCCTTTTAGTTTTCTTAATACTGCTTCTTTTTCTGAGATAGATAATTTGTCAGCATTCTTTGGTTTAATAACTACAATAACCTTTCCATATTCAACTGGATCAGCATCCTCTCCACCATAAACAGCTACTGACTGAACATTAGGATAAATCTGAGGAATGATAGTCTCATAATCTCTATTAGTTACTGCTCTACCAAATGAAGAGTAGAATTTTGGAGCAGCAAACTTAATAGAATTAATATCTTCTGGTTCGGCACCTCCATCTGGAGAAGTGGTCATAGTGACCGTAATTCCACTTGTGATTGGAATATTACCACTATCTCTAATATTACCAATGAAAGAGAATCCAGTCAGTCCGTTTGGATTGGATCCAGTACTGACCGAATAGGTACATTCAATAACATCAGTATCAATTAAAGCCTCTCCGATAACACCATCGCCAAAGATAATCTCTGGACGATTGTATTCGGATTCTTCTAAGAAATATGTTTTCGTTGTATTTTTGACTTGAGTAATATCGGTTGCCTTCAAATATGCCTCAGTAATCAATCCTCTAGTAATTTCAACCTTTAAAGTTGTTGTATCTGCATTTTCATTTGTTAAAATGAATCTTTGTCTGGTTGAAGTATCTTTAACGAATGTATCCTTGACAAATAGACCTTCATAAGTAACGAGATTGGAAATCGTAGCAACACCACTTAAGGTATCAACGCTAGCAATCACATCTGAAGGAATTGAAAAGATGTAAGTATCATTATCTGCACCTTCAAAGGAAAAACAAATACCTTTGGTTAAAGTTATTGTTTTTGGATATGGAAATGTTGTCTGAATTGAAATATTAAACTTAGCTCTTGCTGATCTAGCTGATGTTGGAGTGTATCCTACTAGTTTTGCAAGTTTTACAACGTTTTCTCTTAAGACTGCAGATTCAATGAAGTTTTCATTGACAAGGAGGTTGGCATTAACAGAACTGTAGTAAGTATTATAAGCAAGAATATCAAGTAAAACCGACAATGAGGAACCATCAAAGTCATAGTCGGAAAACTCGCTTTGTGCTTTTAGATAGCTTCTAATCTGTGCTTTAATTTCGCTAAATTCTAGCGAGTTTATCTGATTGAATGCCATTATTTCTCTAGAGTGAGGCTAACATTAAAGATTCTGTTCGGAATGCCAACGATTAGATATTCAATTTTCACATCTAAACTATTTTCTTCTTCCTTGAAAATTGCAGTTACATCAGTAAGTCTGATTCTTGGTTCATAAAGTTCAAGAGCAGTTGAAATGCTTCTTTCAACATCTTGAATTACACTATCAGTTCCTAGTTCAAAAAGTTGAGCAAGTAGGTTTGCACCAAATTGAGGGAGAAATGGTTTTTCAAAAAAATTGTAACGAACGATGTTTTTCACCGACTCCTTGATAGCACTTTCATTCTTAAGAGTCGCAACATCCTTCGTTACAGGATTTTTATCAAATTTTAAGCTAAAATCCTTAAAGGATTTTGATACTATAGGCATTTAGCCCTCTAATAAAACCTTAATATATTTAGAGCCATTCTGCGTAGTCGTCAAACCCATCTTTACCACCACACCAGCGAGATAAACGATCTTTTGGAATGTCATATTTGTTCTTTTTGACCAAACTTAAGTAATAATCTGCCTTTGAATCGGTAATTAAGCACTTTGTTCCAAAATTTTCCTGCATCAATGACTCTGAACGGTCTGGATTTGGATGAATTGCCATAAAGTCTCCGAAAAAACGATTTTTCAGAACTTTTAGAGAGGTTTCTATCTCCGTTTTTATTTATTTTTACAAAAAAAGACCGCAAAGCGGTCTAAAAATTAGTTTCCTTGCCCACGATAGCGTTTTCTAGCGACATTTCTGCTACTAGCAGCGTATTTTGTGCCTGCACCACGTCCTTGGCGGGTTTTTTTGGGTGGACCAGGGATGTAATTTGACTTAGTAAAGCTTCCTTTTGACTTTGCCATAAGAAAAAATAAGGTTTCAGATTAGATTTTATCAAATTTTGAGCGAACTGTCAACATTTTAATCAGTTCTAGCGTCGTGATTCCAATATATGACCATTCATGATATCGCATTGCAAAGAAATCAACCACCAACATAGGTTCTTTTAGCTCCTTCGGGCAGATTGTGGTTGCCGATGGCATCTCCACAAGCAACATCAGATCCTAGTCTAGCACATTTTTTACCATTTACATAGACTTTGTTGGATCCTGTAGTAATTTTCCTGCTATTTGCGGAATGTGTGGTGCTTCCACAGGTATGATCTTCAGTTTTATCATCCACTCTAGCGACTCCTTTACCACCAGAGAAGACATTTGTAGAGGATTCTATGATCTTCTTTGGTTCAAAGCACCCATGTCCAGTTGTATAACAGTCTAGAGTTGCAATAGTTGTTGCCATTAATTGTTATACCTCATACGAGTTGCAATAATGCTCTTCATTTTATCCCTACCAATGTCCCAGTTGTTCTCAATAACCTGAGTGACTGGAAAAACAAAGGTTCCACAATTTGTAATTACAGTGTATGTATAAGTAATGGTTCTAGTTTGACGGAAATCTGGTTTGTAACGAATTAACGTATCAATCGGATTCGGTAGTTGACCATCATAATCAGCATTGTTATAAGGAGTAGGGACATTATTTTTGCTAATTGTGTAGAATTTACCACCATCACTCATGCTACTTTGTAGATCAGTAATGGGAGTATGTGACGGATTGCCAGTGGTATCATCTCTGTATTCCCACTGACGCTCATCAAAGTACGCTTCACTAAACGTACCATTGATGGTAATCAGAATACTAGAACTTGCAGTTGCTGTAGGAACATACGTCAAGCTAGGTTTACCAGGATCCAGTCCAGGTAAAACACCAGTCGGCAAAACTGGATCAACAGAAGTCATCGTTGCAGAAATCAAAATCTCTGGTACTCCTGGTGGTATAGGAGGACACACACCAAGAATAATCGTAATAGTATCGCTAAATGCTACACCAACCGTTGCTTTATTAAAAGTGCTCTTGCTTAATGTTGCCATTTCTCAGCTAACGGGTTTTTACGCGATTTTTTTAATCTCAGACTCCTCAAAGGGTATCCCAGAAACCTCTAAGCAATTCTCAAGATAATTCATTCTCTCACACAAATCTGAGACAACATCAACCAATCTCTCATATTCCTCCGACCCAGGGCGGCGCATCATGAGTTTCATATCGTTGAGTCGTTTCTCAACTTCTTCAAGCCGATACTGTAGATTCGCAAAGTAACTTACAAATTCTTCACTTTCCATACTTAATTCTTCTTTCTTTCAATACTGCAAAGTCTTTCTTCTTTGTCCCACCATCATATGTCCAGGCATATCCATATTCTACCATACGTTCGTTGAGAGATACACTGTCACCATTGACAAATAACTTGCCAAGAATACGACCGTATTTCTCAGTACTGTCTGGTAGCTCGGTACGAATAACAATGTCAGTTACTCCTGTGAGTTGCTTCTTTAACCATTCTTTACATTCTAATCCTAATACCTTCTCATCAGCATCTGTCGTTCTGGATTCTGGAGTGTCTATACCAGCTAGTCTAACACGCTTGGTGAGAGAGATATCAAACCCTAAATCAATATCCACGTCTATGGTATCGCCGTCTATAACCTTAATTAAAGTCTTAACTCGGTATGTGTACATACTGCCCCTATGAGTCCCTTCGGTAATCCTTCTAGTGTATGTATATTACGATGACTAAAAAATTTTTTCATATTACCTTTCAGTCCTTTCTTAGTCATCTTCCAGTATGCTTCCTTTGTCACCCATAATCTGTAAAATAGTGTCATCGGATCTGATGCCATTGCAATTAAACTTGCTTCTTCTGGGTGAAACCAACGTTCTGCAAGTTTCTCAAAGGGGCGCACTCTCATATACTCAATATCAATGCCAATCGGTTTCGGAGCACACGCAACTGCAAACCACTCCTCGCTATCGGAGGTATTCCAATGTACAATGGCGGGTTCTTTGCAATTGAGATTTCCTTCAAGGGCGTCAGCAATACTCAGACGAATCTTTTCCGATTTGTTGGAGTTGTCTGAGAAAAGGTATACGTTGAATTTACCTGGGAAAATTTTTTTAAAAACAGGGGTTCCAAAAAGTAGTGTTCGTTCCATCACGGTCGCAAATGCAAGACTTTATAGCTTAGAAGGTTCCTTGTATTTTATACGGGGGGCGGGGGCGGGCAACGGGGGCGCTGCCTGCCCTGTGCTATCATGCCCCCACGCTCGCCAACAGTCTGTCACACTGCCGATAGACGCCGCTGCTCACGGTCTTAGCTTTGGTGATGACCAGATTGCGCTCTAGGCGGGGGTGGCGATAGATGATGTGCTTGCCGCCTGTACGATGCAGGGCAGCGCCTCTGCTCTCAATCTCGCGGATGAACTCAGAGTATTTCATGGGAGGGGGTTGGTTGCTGTGATCAGTCTACAGGGTGAGGAGTCAGAGCTCCTGCATCATGTTGCAAATCTCAATGCCGTTGATAGCGGGATCATCCCAGCGGCAACCGTCTGGGGTCTCTTTACTTCCACACTCCCAGAGCATGGCGACCAGCTCCTGATAGTTGCTGCAGCGGCGGGCTGCATCATAGAGGGATTCATCGTTGCCAATCCAGAGGGCGACATTCCAGGTCTCCCAGTTTGCCCATCCGTTGTAGCTCATGTCGGTTCGTTTGATCTGTGGTTAGTCTACAGGGTCAGGGGGTCAGGAGCGACCCCCAGTGGACAGTCATTCAAATGTCACAGGCACCACGTCGTCAGCAAAGGATTCAGCGAACTGGGCGGACCATGTGGAGGCGGTCGTTCCCCATGGCGGGGTCAGGCGGTTAAAGTTCGTGCCATCGTTGCGGTAGGCGATCCACACGGTCTGGCGATCGGTCAGGCGGGTGGCAGGAGAGAAGCGCATCGGGTTCGTTTGATCTGTGGTTAGTCTAGACGGTCTACCGCTCAGTGGCGGTCGCTGATGTGCCAGTTGGTGGTCTGGACTGGGGTGATCTTGCCAGAGCGCACGTCCTGACGGTATGCTTCCTCACGGGCGAGGCGCTCGGTGTACTCTGCCATCACCATGGCGATCAGTTCGTCGTGAGTCATCTTGGTTTGTTTCATGCCCTTAGTATAGAGGGTTCGGGGGTCAGCGGGGGGATTGGTGGACAGTTCGCTAGCTGTCACATCAAGCCCACATCAGGCGAATCGGCTGCCCTTTGATGGGGCACTGCCAGATGGTAGCGGGCTCACCGAGAATCTCTGCCAGGCGTTGGGCGTGTTCAATGCTGGTAGCCCAGAGGCAGCCCCACTGATCAAAGGATTTCCAGTTAGAGGGCTGAACGGCGTAGGTCATCTGTCGTTTGCTGATGTGATCAGTATAGAGGCAGAGTGGGGCAGAGTGGGGGGCAGAGTGGACAGTGCCTCAGTCGTCACACTCCAGACACTCCAGATCTTCGCTCATGTAATAGGGCAGGGCGTCGCGCTTCACCAGTTCGGCATAGCAGGCATCATACTGGGCGTCATCACCGAACACGTTGGCATCGTCAAGCAGTTT